ACACCGGGCAGCAGCGCTCGCTCTGCTCACTGATTCGGCGACCGGGTCACCTGTGCCAATCCCTGGCTGGCACAAGCTAAGGCCAGGCCTTAAGCATCCCCAGGCCCTGAAATCCCCTGTACCCCTGCAGAGCCTGCAGGGGGTCACAAGGGCCTAAACCCAGTCAGGGCCTGCCCTGGCCTGCCTCTCCAGTAGACCCGGCCCCCTACTGCTACTTGCTAATGAGAATCAGTTGCAATAAGCCCCCGGGGGAGGGGAGGGTGTCCAGATCCGGGCTGGCCCCGGGCCGGCCCCCCATCCAAAATTTGAAATTTTCAATTTTTACCAATTTTGGGATTGGCACATATAAAAGCCAGATAACCAAAGCAGGATATAGACTCAAAACACGCCAAAGGAGATAGATCCGGCAACGGGCGGCGCTCCCTCTCTCGTCATGGAAGACAAGAGTCCATGAATCGCCCGGGGGTCGATTAGCACCCCCAACCATTTCTTCTCTCACTTCTCATGACCATCATGGCTTCACGCGAAAAGCCTTTAGAGGGAGCACCTAAAACCTCCCACCCCACGGGCCTACATTTCGTCCGACGTAACCCTCATCCGTCGAAGAAAGAACAGGGCGATTGCGGGGTCCGATCCATCTGTTTAGCACTGGATTTGGACTACGGAGCAGTGTTCCGAGAACTACTCCCGATGCAACAGCAATCACGCTGGTATGAGTCACAGTGGGGGGATGTTTATTGCGGCGGAACCCCAGCAGGCGGGCTTGATCGAGTGGTGATGGCCCGCTTTCTCTTGAAGCGGGGGTGGCATTGGACAGCCTCGATCTCCGGCACGAAGTTCAAAGCGTCGAACCTTCCACCACGGTGCATTGCTATCCAGGCGGGCCACTACGTCTGTGTGCGCGACGGGGCCATCTGGGACACCTGGGATAGCCGAGGCAAACGAGCAAAACGACTCGACGGCTTCTTCGCACCTATCAACCCTGCTCTCTGGCCATGACCCTGCACGATCTAGGCCTTATGTGCCTTCTCCTCAGCCCTCCGATCGTGATGATGTCCATCTTCCTTTGGACATTCGCGGCAGGTGGATAAGAGATCCCAGGCCCTACGGGGCCTTTTTAATTGCAACTTTTTTGTTAAGAGGGTTGCGCGTGGCGTTTGTGCTGATTAAGACAGGGTCGCATCCAAAGCAGAACATGCCATGGAAACGCCATCCATCACCTCTCTGGCCTGGGCCACAGACGGTGAGCTTCATATCGAAGCGAGAGCCACTCAGGCACTGATGCACCGCATCAAAGAACACGAGGAAACACCAGCCTTCACCCACGAAGAGATCACGAGTCTCTACAAGGAGAAATCACGCGAGATCAAGCAGTACCAGGAATGGTTGCTGTCAAACAATCTCAGCCGTGAGGACAAAGTTTCGATCACCAAGTGCATCGATGACGTCATGGATGAAATCATCGGTCTTCTGACACTTGTCCCAGCGAACGACTGTTCTAGCCGGATCGGTGTTTGAAGTGTGGGACCGCCACCGTGAAGAGGTGGTCGGAATGGCAATGACCAAGCGTCAGGCAGTTTGGATCGGCAAACGGGCACTTGATTCATACCCAAGACGAGTTCTCCGCGATTTAGTTATTCGTCCGGTCTGGGAACCACCCCTAAGGGTTTACACCATCGGGGTCAGCAAACCAATCAGCCCTAAACGCAGATAGGGCACGTTCAAAACTTCTCTCACCTCCAGTGAAATCTCACACGAAGAGCCCAACTCTCACGGCTCAAACCAAACACCGTCCAAAGCGACTTTTCCCGATTTACGTTGCCATGCCAGCTCAATGGTCAGAAGAGGATCTAAACCGCGAGCTGACAAGGTTTGCCGAACTCAAGGCGCAATCTGACGAACTGGGCGAAGAGATCAAAACTCTTGGCGAGCGCATTCGTCAGCACTACCAGGCGCACGACCTCAAGACCGTAACGCTTGCAGGCCTTGAGTTCACCTGTGTGGCACGGAAGACCACGACTTACAGCCGTCATTGCGTCCGCGAGATGGATCGGCTGAAAAATCAGATCAAAGCGATGAAAAAGATCGAGGAAGACAACTTCCACGACGAGGATTACACCGGGCCACATCAGTGCCAGATCGAGAACATCACGCATCACCACATGAGCGTGCGCCAGGCGGAGGAGAAGGAATGACCCTCGAAGACTGCCGCAAAAGGGCAAAGCTGATGAGCCTCATTAGCCAACGAGCCCACTACGTCGAAAGCTATCGAAACAGCTACCGGGTCACTACTGATCCGTTGAGCCTATCGACGGTTGTTTACGTCGCACCTTTCAAAGCCGCACACCCCGAAGCTTCTTACTGATGTCAACCAACACCAAAATCGTTATCCCTGGCGGCACTGGTGCAAACGCACCTCGTTCCAACTTTACGAAGGAGCAAGTCGCAGAAATCCGCCTGGCTCGGAAGCAGGGTGTGAGTGCAATGGAACTCGCTACGACCCACGGGGTGAACGTAACGACGATCCACCGGATCATCAGCGAGCGTACTTACAAGAAGGAAGCCGAGTACGAGCGCAAGGTTGCAGCGGCTATGGCTGCAAATTCCAAACAGGAAAAAGCCCCGGTTTCTCAGGCCGGGGCGGGTAAATAGCTCGGATTTCTCAGGTCCGAGCCTTCTCTCACCACCACCCCTTCGTAGAGGAGGGTGGTATCAGCGGATTTTAGCTCCGCCTTGCTGAGAGCCTATCACTGAGCTGTCCTTATTTGGACAAGCTGGCAGGACACGCGGGTCACGCGCTTGGGTTTCTCCCTAGAGACGCACTCCACTACTCGGGCCGGGTGGTGGGGACCACGCAAGCGCTGTGTTGGCAGCGCGACCGAGGAGTGCCTCTCTCATGAAAACACAAGGGTCCCGTCGAGGAGATGCGGTGGTTCCAGGTCAGTCAAACCGTC